TGCACAATTACTAGAATTAATTTAATGATTATTCATTGATGAGTCATTTTACAGTAACTAAACAAAAGAATACTTAGTAATATGGGACAACCAAGAAGCTTTACATCGTCTGGCACTGTTACAAGAGTTCCTACACCAGTTAAAAGTGTCATTCAGGTTGCAATAAAATATCCGCTTAGATTTGGATCAACATTTGGCGGCCCATTTCAAATGTTGACAGCAGAAAAAACAGATGAAATTATTATTAGTAACTTTAGAACGCTTATGCTTACAAATCATGGTGAAATGCTTGGTTATCCACAAGACTTTGGATCAAACTTAAGATCAATGCTTGCAGATAGAACTGCAATTGAAGATTTTGACGAGCAAGCAATTGAACTTATAAAAATAGCTACAGAAAAATATGCACAAAACATATCTTTAATTTCATTTGAATCTGATGTATTATCTTCTAGTGAAAATTCAATTTCATCTGTTCGTGTTGTAGTAAATTTTATAATTAAAGGATACCAAAAAAATAGAAGAATTGAATTTATTTTAAAGTGTATGGGGTAAGTTAAATGTCATCTTATAATGTTAAAAAGAAATTACAACAAAAACGTCAAAGATCTTTCTTAACAAAAGATTTTGACGCATACAAGTCAGAGATGCTTAAATACGCTGGCTTGTATTACGGAGATAAAATTAAAGATTTTACTCCTGGCTCTGTTGGAAGCTTACTTCTTGACTTTGTTGCACACGTCGGAGATGTTACATCTTTCTATTTAGATCATCAATTTGGAGAGACAAACCTTGAAACTGCTGTTGAGACAAAAAACTTAGAACGATTAATTAGGCTTGCAGGAGTTAAAATACGCGGTTCTTCACCGGCATTTGTTGAAATTGATTTTACTCTTAAAATTGACGTTCAAAGAACTACTGGCGGTTATCTACCAATTGCATCTCAATTACCAGTAATAAAATCTGGCACAAAAGTTGAATCATCATCTGGAGTCAAGTTTGAACTTCTTGATGATCTTGATTTTGCACAAGTTGATCTTGATGGAAATCTTCTTGCATCTATTTCAACATACTCATCCAATGATCAAGGTCGTCCTGTTGTATTTCTTGTCACGCGTAGAGGATTATGCACATCTGGAACTATATCTGAAGAAAAGTTTGTTTTCGGATCGTCTTCTTCTTCATTTAAGACAATTTCACTTGCAAACAGTAATGTAAATGAAATAATAAGAGTTATTGATACTGAATCAAATGAATACTCTGAAGTTGAATCACTTTCACATGATGTTGTCTATAAGCGAGTTTCAAATCTTGGTAATGATAGAGATGATGCAAGTGATTCACTTGTTATAGTTCCTGCTCCTTATAGGTTTATAACAAGATCTGCTGTAAATAATAGTATAACTACGATTATTTTTGGATCTGGCGATGCTAGTTCACTTGATGATGATATTCTACCAGATCCAAGTGAAGTTTCAATACCGCTTTTTGGAGATAGAAAAGTATTTCCAAGTATATCTTTAGATCCAAATAGTATTTTAGGATCAAGAAGTCTTGGCGTGACTCCAATGAGCACAACAATAACGATTAGATACAGACACGGTGGTGGATTAACTCATAATACTGCTGCTGGAACAATAAAGAAAGTATCTTCGCTAACAACTAAGTTTAATAATGATCTAACATCAACAAAAATTTCATCAATAAGATCATCAATAACAGTAAATAACGTAGATGAAGCACGAGGTGGCGAAGATGCACCAACAATAGAAGATTTACGTTCTATTGCACTTAATTATAGAAATTCACAAAATAGAATAGTGTCTAAGGAAGATTTAATAGCAAGATCTCTTATTTTACCTGCAAACTTTGGTAGAACATTTAGATTGGGAATACGATCAAATCCAGTAAATCCTTTATCATCATTGCTCTTTACTGTAAATAGAGACGCAAATGGAAAGCTAAAATCAACACCAGACATCATCAAGAGAAATCTTGCAACGTATATTAATCAATACAGATTGATCTCAGATTCAATTGATATTCTTGATGCACAAATTATTAATCTAAATATAGTTTATAATGTTGTTCTTGATGCAAGAGTAGATAGAACATCTACACTTATAGTTATTAACAATGCATTAAAGGATTATTTTAATATTAAAAACTTTCAAATAGATCAGCCAATTTTTACTGGCGATATTATTAATCTTATACTTAATCAAGATGGAGTTCTTTCAATTGATAGATATAAAATTTCTACATTAAACGGAACAGTCTCAGAAAGAGTTTATTCAAATATTTTCTTTGATATTAACACAGCAACGAAAAGAGGAGTTATTACTCCTCCTGCTGGCGGAATTTTTGAACTTAAATTCCCAGATTCAGACATAATTGGCAACGCAGTTTAGGTGATTTCATGTATAGAATTGCAGAAGCAGATAAAGACGCGTATATTACAAATAAAATAGTCGGCTCAACATTTCGTGCAAAAGATGCAAACACTGGAGCTGCAGGAACTCTTGACTTGTTTAAGTTGTATGATGAAAATGATATTATTAATGAGACACTACCAATTGAGTTAAGTAGAATTTTAATACATTTTGATTTGACAGATTTATCAAGTAGCTATGTAGATGGAGAATTTGACGTTAATTCATCAAATTTTAAGTGTCAAATAAGCCTTCATGATGTTTATGGCGGTCAAACAACACCAAGTAATTTTAGCATAATTTCATTTCCGCTTGCAAAAGAATTTGATGAAGGAATTGGAAGAAGCATTATAAGATTTGAAGATCTTGATGTTTGCAATTATCTAACTGCTTCTGTTTCACTCTCTACGCCCGTGACATGGTCACAAGAGGGTGCATCAAAGTCAGGAGGAATAGCTGCGGGCAGCAATAATGATATATTTGCTTCTGGAAGTTTTGGGGCAGGATTCATTAATTTATTTGCAACACAGTCATTCTCTTCTGGCGAAGATGATTTACTACTTGATGTAACAAATGTAATATCTGGTGTCTTAACAAATCAAATTGGTGATTACGGGTTCAGAATTTCATTTTCTGGGTCGCAAGAAACAGATGATAGAACAAGATTTGTTAAGAGATTTGCATCAAGAAATACTATAAACTCATCAAAGCGACCAAAGCTTATCATAACATATAATGACTTAATACAAGATGCAACACCTAATTTTGAATTTAGCACGTCTGGATCAATTTTCTTAAATTCATTTTCAAAAGGAAAACAGTCAAATATCCGATCAGGATCAAGTTTAACAGAATTGACTGGTGCAAATTGTCTTAAAGTACTTGTAAAAACTGGATCAATTGAAAAAACTTTTAGTGGATCTCAAAATAGTTTTGGTAGCGTGTTTACAACAGGTGTTTATTCATCGTCATTTTTAATAAGTGAATTTGATACTAGTTTACAATCACATATAACAACATCTGGATCGATACCGTTTGATGTCTATTGGAAATCAAATGATCTATCAGTAATTTTTGCAACAACGTTCTTTACTGCTTCAAGGCCTGAGCGGACGTCATTTGATCAAAATCCAGAGAGATTCTTTATTAACGTAACAAATATGAAAATTGCATATAAGCAAGATGAAAAAGTTAGATTTAAACTCTATATTGAAGATTTTAATAGAGAAGTTGTTCATAGAAAAACACCGCTTGAGAAAAATAGCATTATATTAAATGAACTATATTATCGTGTAAGAGATTTTGAAAATAGTGATATAATAATACCATTTGATAATCCAGGAACACGTATATCAAATGATTCTACGACACACTATTTTGATACTTTTATGTCATCACTTCCGCGTGGTAGAACATATACATTTGACTTTAAGATAATTAGCAAAGGCGAAGAAATAATTATAAGGGATACAGCAGCAAAATTTAGGATAGAGTAAAATATGTCTAACTTACGGACTCGTCCAGGATTATTTGCAATTAATCAAGCAGCTATCAATAGATCTGCCCGTGGAGTTATAAGAGATTTTACAACAAGTCAAGTAAGTAAGAACGTATTTACAGGATCATTTAATTTTGACACACCCGGTTCTGGAATCAAATCAACACAAGAATTAAATGTTGATTTTTCAAAATTTGAAAATCATACTTTTTTCGGATCAGCTAAGTCAAAAATTGATATTGCATTATACAAGATATTTGCTCAATTTCCATTTGATAAAACACAAAGCGACATAGATGAATTTTTAAATGGATTAACTGGATTTGAGAAATATGTTTATGATTCAATAGACAAGAATATTGGATATTTATTCTTTTCTGGAACTACAACAAGTGAAAATCCTGGCGGCGGATTTCCAGCAGGATTAGGAACTAGAATTGAAGTTGATGATGTACGTGGATTTAATTTTGAAGATTCATGCGATAATCCAAATACGCAGGGATTGCAATTAAATACAAGTCCGTTTAGTTTTGAAATGCATCTTTTTATTCCAAGCATTGTAAATGACAATCAAATTATTTTGCAAAGACAATCAACAAGCGGATCAATTACATTAGCATTGTCACATTCGGTAGACACGTCTGCATGTAAAATTGTATATTTAGTCGGATCGGGATCAGATTCATACCTGGACGCATCTGGGTCAATTTCAAAAGGACAATTTAATCATATCTTTGCAAAGGTTGACGATGATGTAGGCGGAAAGAAAATATCAATCTACAATAATCTAAATTTATTAGCAACATCATCTGATATTCAAGATTTTGGTGATATTAATTTAAGTAATACAAGTTTAGTAATAGGCTCTGGTTCTAGTATTTCGATACTAGATTATCAATTTAGCCCTAAACACACACTTTCAGGTGCGATTGATGACTTTAGACATTACATCGGATCAAGAACTATTTCGCAAGTAGCTGGAAGCTATATTAGAGAAACTTACGCAACAGATGATCTTGCACTATATTTTAGATTTGATGAACCAAATGGAGATTATGACTTTAATGATGTAGTTCTTGATGGATCAGGTAATAGTCATCACAGTTATATTACTAATTTTACTTCGTCCTTGCGTGTTACATCATCAATTGACATACCTATGATTGGTCAAAGAAGAAACTTATCACCCAACATATTTATTGATCATCCAAACAATATCTTATTTAAAGATAATTTGATTTTAACTGCATCGTCATACGATAAAGATAATCCAAACTATATAATAAACTTATTTCCACAATTTATTCTTGAAGAATCAGCTGCAATAGACGGATATGAAAATATTGAAACAAACTTAGGCAATGCTGTTATAGCAAAAAATATCCCAGGAAGTGAAAAACTTGATTCTAAAAGTATATTTTTATCATTGCTTAACATCTATGCAAATGAACTAGATGAAATAAAATCAATTGCAGATTCATTTTCAAACTTAATCAATGTAGAACCGGGATCTGATAATCAGGTTATTGATAAGTTTTTACCGTATACAGCAGAATATTTTGGATTCTCACTACCTCCTGTTTTTTCTAAATCAACATTTTTACAATATAAAGGCGGCGACGACGTAACAGATGTTGAATATAACTCAGCAAATACTATTAAAAGCATTAGAGATATAATTTGGAGAAGGCTTCTTTCAAACGCAGCTGATATCAATAGATCAAAAGGCACTCACTCTGCAATCAGATCAGTATTTTTATCAACCGGTATAATTCCTGAAAGTTTCTTTAGAATAAGAGAATATGGAATGTCAGGTGAATCTAGATTGTTAAGCATGAGAGATAGCATTGATGAAATT